GTTCGTAAGGGTGATGGCAAAGATATTGACCATATAGACAAAAACCCACGTAATAACAGTCGTTCTAACCTAAGAGTAGTAAGCAAAAGGGTAAATAGGGCAAGAAAATGAAGCTAAAAAAGAAAAAAGTAGCAATAAAGCCTATTATGAGCGTAACTATTGTAGCAGTAGACAAGAAAAAACCTAATGGGAAAAAGAAGCGACTTCGAAAGAAGACCTAGAGACTACTATGTAACACCTGAGGAAGCACTATTACCTCTTCTTGACCACTTAGAGAGTAATTTTACGTTTGTAGAGCCTTGTGCAGGGGACGGAACGCTCACAATGCTCTTAATGAAGTATAAAGACTGTTGGTGTACCTACCAATGTGACATAGAACCACAAAAAACAGGTATAAACAAAGCCAATGCTCTTGATTTAACTTTAAAACCAGACTATTATATTACAAATCCACCTTGGGATAGAAAGATATTACATAGAATTATAGAACATCTAACACCTCTAGCCCCCACATGGTTATTATTTGACGCAGATTGGATACATACCAAGCAAAGTCAACCATACCAGAGCAGATTAAAGAAGATTGTAAGTGTTGGTAGAGTAAAATGGATACCTGACAGCAAGATGACAGGAAAAGACAACTGTTCTTGGTACTTATTTGACCAGAATAATTCTGAGGACACAATAATTATAGGCAACAGGAGATAATTATGCCCCAAGTAGGAAATAGACACTACCCTTACACAGCTAAGGGAAAAGCTGCGGCTAAAAAAGCAATAGCAAAGAAGAAAAGCTCTAAGACAGGCAAACTTATAGATGTCCTGATGCGTAAGGGCGGCTTGGCAAAGAAGAAAAAAAAATCCTTTATGGTAGAAGGTTGGTTTATCGTAGCTATTATGGCAGGAATATATTCGGATGGTACAAAGGACGTATTTATATTTCAAGAACCGAAAGAATATGGTCACTTCCACAGTTCAGTGGAGTGTAGAAAATATGTACGAGATAACCCTCTTCCTATTATGAAAGCATTGGTTAATCAATATGGGGCTAACAGACCTTTTGAAAAGATTTTATGCGTACATGAAAAGAATGTTGAGAAATTCTTGGTGGAACAAAACTTAAAGGAACTTGACACCTAAAAATGTCAAAAGAACCTCTGAAGCCACGTAAGTACGTACATGGTCCTTTTGCGACTGTAGGTAGAGTTATAACCTGCGAAGTCTGTGGACATCAATACAAGCACCATACCTGCGTAGTGTGTGAACAAGCGGCAGAGAACGGTGATTGGGTAAAAAAAGTTATAGAAGAAGAAAAGAAGAAAGAACATGACAAAAAATCTGACTGAGAAACAACAAAAATTTATGGATGTGCTGTTTGATGAAGCAGGAGGGGATGCAACTCTAGCTAAGAAATTAGCAGGGTATTCAGATGCAACTGCGTCTAATCACGTTGTATTATCCTTAAAAGATGAAATCGCAGAAGCAACAAAAAGTTATATGGCTCGTGTTGCACCTAAAGCTGCGGTAGCTCTTGGTAACGCATTGGTTGATCCCACGGAGTTGGGCATTAGAGATAAGATGACTGCAGCAAGAGACTTATTAGATAGAGCAGGGTTTATGAAAACAGAGAAAATAAATGTAGAGGCTTCTGGCGGTGTATTTGTTCTTCCTGCTAAAGAAGGGAAAAATGAGTAGTGAAGAGTTGGGGTTTTGGACGTTACCAAAGCCTGACATGTTTGTAAAGAGTTGGAGAAGAATACCAAGAGTAGCAAGAACAGTACCATTTGGTTATGAAGTTGATCCTGAAGACGAAGACTTTTTACTTCCTATTGAGATACAGTTAAATGCGTTAGATATTGCGAAGCAACATTTAAGACAATATAGTTATAGAGAAGTTGCAATGTGGCTAACGAAAGAAACAGAAAGATATATCTCTCATACTGGATTGCGAAAAAGAATAGAAATTGACAAAAAACGTAAGAGAACAATTACAATTAAACGCAAGTTCGCCCAAAGGCTCGAAAAAGCGATTAATGAAATCAAGAAGCTCGAAGAAGAATCAATCGACTGTTTCAACACCGAAAGAGCAAATAGAGCCTGATATACCAGTAGTTACGGCTACTCTTGTTGATGTAATTGATGAAGTACAGCCTGACGTTGTATTTAAACCAAATGAAGGTCCTCAGACAGACTTTCTAGCATCGTCAGAACGAGAAGTTTTATATGGAGGTGCAGCAGGAGGCGGTAAATCATTCGCCATGTTAGCTGACCCTCTTAGAGGATTAAACCACCCACACTTTAGTGGGTTGTTAGTAAGACACACAACGGAAGAGTTAAGGGAACTTATACAGAAGTCACAAGAGTTATACCCAAAGGCTATTCCCGGAATAAAGTGGTCAGAGAGAAAGTCACAGTGGATAAGCCCCAAAGGGGGACGACTGTGGATGTCCTACCTAGACCGTGACCTAGACGTAATGAGATACCAAGGTCAGGCATTTAACTGGATAGGATTTGACGAATTAACGCAGTGGGCGACACCTTACGCTTGGGACTATATGCGTTCACGACTAAGAAGCACAGACCCTTCGTTAGGGTTGTATATGAGGGGTACTACAAACCCCGGCGGTGCAGGACATCAATGGGTTAAGAAGACGTTTGTAGATCCCTCACCACCCAATAGATCTTTTTGGGCTACTAATGTGGAAACAGGAGATGTACTCACTTTTCCAAACGGACACAGTAGGGAAGGCGAACCTTTATTTAGAAGACGCTTCATACCTGCTAATTTATTTGACAACCCTTATTTAGCGGAGTCAGGTGATTATGAAGCGATGTTATTGTCTCTACCTGAACACCAGAGACGACAACTACTAGAGGGAGATTGGGATGTTGCAGAAGGAGCAGCATTTCCAGAATTTAACAGGAAGGTACATGTTGTTGAACCATTCAAGATACCTAGTAGTTGGGCAAAGTTCAGGGCATGTGACTATGGTTATGGAAGCTATTCTGCTGTAGTCTGGTTTGCTATTACTCCTGCGGAACAGCTAGTAGTATATAGGGAGTTGCAAGTATCAAAAGTTCTGGCAGTTGATTTGGCAGATAGGATACTACAGTTAGAAGAAGAAGATGGCAGGATGCAGTATGGAGTGCTTGACAGCAGTTTATGGCACAAAAGAGGGGACACTGGTCCTAGTCTTGCAGAACAAATGATTATAAGAGGTTGTAGATGGCGACCTTCTGACAGATCAAAAGGATCACGCATCTCAGGTAAGAACGAGATACACAGACGGTTACAAGTAGATGAGTTTACCCAAGAACCAAGATTGGTATTTTTTAATACATGTACAGAGTGCATATCCCAAATACCTTCCTTACCCTTGGATAAGAAGAACTTAGAGGATGTAGATACAAACGCAATGGATCATATGTACGATGCCCTTAGATATGGTATTATGACCAGACCTCGAAGTACAATATGGGATTATGACCCAGTTAATCAGAGGACAGGCTTTCAAGCGGCTGACCCTAGTTTTGGATATTAAATATGGCAGAAGATAATGAAATAGCTTTTGATACGGATGGTGTAGCTGCTATCAAGGATAACGATCCTGCACTAACGTCAGAAGGCGGTGTTGTAGCATATGTGAGTGAGAGATTTAAAAGAGCCGAAGATGTTAGACAACAAGATGAGAAACGGTGGCTTAAAGCATACAGAAACTACAGAGGGCTGTACGGAGCAGACGTTCAGTTTACAGAGACAGAAAAGTCAAGAGTATTTGTTAAGGTAACAAAGACAAAAACATTGGCTGCTTATGGACAGATAATTGACGTTTTATTTGGTACTAACAAATTTCCCCTTACTGTTAATCCTACTATGTTGCCAGATGGGGTAGCAGAATCAGTACATATAAATATAGATCCTAATGCAGATAAGGCAAAAGAAGAATTAAAGGGAGCATTTGAAGACTCACCCTCAGAGTCATATCTATTTGGTCCTAACGGAAAGCTTAATCCCGGGGATACGATTGCAGATTTAGAGAATAGACTAGGAGGAATGGAGCAGAAGTTAGGTCCTGTTTCTGAAAAGATCATGGAAGGGGACGGAAAGACCCAAACAACTGTTACTTTTCACCCTGCAATGGTTGCAGCAAAGAAGATGGAAAAGAAGATACATGACCAATTAGAAGAGTCAGGAGCTAACAAACAACTTCGCAACACAGCATTTGAAATGTCCCTCTTTGGTACAGGCATAATGAAGGGTCCTTTCGCTGTGGATAAGGAGTATCCCAACTGGACAGATGAGGGTGGGTATGACCCCCTTATTAAAACTGTCCCATCAACAAGCCATGTTTCTATTTGGAATTTCTACCCTGATCCTGATGCTCACAGTATGGATGAGGCTGAGTATGTTATTGAGAGACACAAATTATCTAAAACACAATTACGTAACTTAAAGAGCAGACCTTACTTCAGAGAAGATTGTATAGATATGTGTATCGAGATGGGTACACACTATGACACGAAGTATTGGGAAGACAGTATGAAAGACTACAGTGTAGAAAATACTACTGAACGCTTTGAAGTCTTAGAATTTTGGGGGCATGTGGATGCAGAAAAACTTGCAGAGAATGGAATAGATGTACCTTCAGAGTTATCTGATCTTGAACAACTAAATTGTAACATATGGGTTTGTCAGGGCAAAGTGTTAAGGCTAGTGCTTAATCCATTCAAACCAGTGCGTATACCTTACTATGCTGTGCCATATGAGCACAACCCATACAGCTTCTTTGGGGTAGGTATTGCTGAGAATATGGACGACACTCAAACATTAATGAACGGCTTTATGAGAATGGCGATTGACAATGCTGCTCTCAGTGGCAACCTTGTTATTGAGGTAGATGAAACCAACCTTGTCCCCGGTCAAGACCTTAGTGTTTATCCCGGAAAAATCTTTAGAAGACAAGGCGGTGCTCCCGGTCAAGCTATTTTTGGTACAAAGTTTCCAAATGTGGCAGGGGAGAATATGCAACTCTTTGATAAGGCTAGAGTGTTAGCTGACGAGAGTACAGGCTTTCCATCATTTGCCCACGGTCAAACAGGCATACAGGGTGTGGGACGTACTGCCTCTGGTATTAGTATGCTTATGTCTGCTGCCAACGGTTCGGTACGTAATGTTGTAAAAAATGTTGACGACTATTTATTAGCACCAATGGGTAAAGCGTTCTTTAGTTTTAACATGCAGTTTGATTACGACCAGAACATTAAGGGCGACCTTGAAGTCAAAGCTCAAGGTACAGAAAGTCTGATGGCAAACGAAGTCAGAAGTCAACGATTGATGCAATTCCTACAGGTTGCGTCTAACCCTGCACTAGCACCATTTGCTAAGATGGATTATATTATTAGAGAGATTGCAAAGGCTATGGATCTTGACCCAAATAAGGTTACAAATAGTCTGCAAGATGCTGTTATACAGGCTGAAATATTTAAGAAGTTTCAACAACCTGCACCAGAACAACAGCAAGGTCCCGTACCTCCTGAAGGACAACCTCAACAAGTACCGCAAGGTCCTCCTCCTGCACCTGCAGGGGCAAATGTTGAAGATACCTCAGGCGGTGGTGGATCACAAATGGGTATAGGTACAGCACCTTTACCAGATGAAGAAGGATTTTCAGGTAATGT